CAGGGGCAACAAAGGTATAGGTCTGAGAGGTGAATGTTGGGATGGCGTAGAACTCGTAATTGTTGTAGGTATCGCCGGAGTTGGGCGCAGAGTAATTCAACGTGAGCGTGGTTCCATTAATCGCGCTGATCTGTGCCTTTGCACTTTTCGGAATGCCCGGACCAGTCAGGTACTGACCAACTGCCAGAGATGTGGCGCTGGTGACTTCCATTGTGGTCGTCAACGGTTCAATAACGTTTTGGTAGCCAATGGGTTTTTGACTAACGACCCTTCCAAAAACACTTTGAGATCGGTAAATCGTGACGCGAGTTTGAACAGGAACCAGTCGCCCAGACTTCGTGCCAACAGCGTTCAACGTATCCCACAGATCCCAAGGTTGGCCAAGGGTTAGTGTTGTGCCAGAAATAGACAAAATAGTTGCATTAGGCGGGACATCTGGACCAATTACATTCATGCCAATTAGCAAGCCCGTTGTATTTGAAACAATCAGATCAGTCCGATTGGCTTGCATTGTGCCGGTTTTTGTGATCGAACTTGTGGCCGTTGCGTTGGCGCTCATCGTCACTGTTGTGCCACTAACGCTGCTAACCGTGGTGCCAGTTGGGATGCCCCAGCCGCGAATTGGTGCGCCAGACTCAATGTCAAACACTGCGCCGCTGACAACCATTTGATTGCTGCCAGCAGTAATTGATGCGGTGCGAACAATCTGCCCAAAACGCGCATTGCAGCTTGAAATACGCTTGCCGCATTTATCTTGCGCCAGTGTTGCAACGCTGTTGTCATTGACATCAAAATAAATGCTGCCCGTATAGCTACATTCAGTGCTGCGATATTTCCACTGGCAGATGTTGGCAATAATCTGACGCTTCGGAAGCATCACGCCAGCAAGGTCAAATTTGCTAGCCAGTTCAAAACTCACTGCATCGCGATTTTCACTTGCTTTGCGGTCTACATACCAGATTTCATCGGGAAACTTGGCGTGTGGGTCAGCAGCAGGTTCGCCGTCAAGATATTTTTTCAACGTGCGAATCCGCTTGACCGTAGCGCCACCCAAGTCATTACCGGGCGTGGTGGCATTAACCAGCAGCAACAGTGTGGTCAACGTGCTATCAAGGTTGGCAACCGTCAGCGTCGGGCGGGGCAGTGTGCCGGTGTTGCTGTACTCAAAACCTTCGGCCTTGATTGGCAGACGGATGTAAGCATTGCCGTTCCAAGTGATGTTGCCGCTGACGTTGGCGTTGCAACCGTTGTGCCAGCGATAGGTGTCACTGCTGCCATGCAGCGTTGCATCCAGCGTCAGTTCAAACAGTTCAATAATGGCGCTTGGTGCCAGTGCAGCCAGTTCCTCATAGACGCTGCTAATTGCCGTCCAAACAACCGTGCCATCAGTAACGGTGCTGCCAAGGTCAGTCGGCCACGTTGGTTGGGTGCTGGCGCTTGTACCAGCCGTGGTGCATTGGAAGACAAGGCCGGACGCCTGCAGGCTGCTAGCGCGGACAATATCGCCAACAACGTATGCAGTTGAACTAGCCCAAGCCGAGTACGCCATCAGGGTTCAAATACTTGACGGAAAGTAACTTCAATTTTGCTGCGCTGAAATTCGTGCATTTGACGAGACCAACTAGGGCAAACCCATTTATACGAAGTTGATGTGTCTGGCGGCGTCCAATCAAAACTGGCTGCATCAGCCGCACGGGCATTCAAAAACACCTCGATTTCATCGGCTTGGGTATCAGTCACATCAAAGGTCAGTCGCCATTCCTTTGGGTTCTGATTAAGGCCATACGTCAATCGCTGTTGGTAGCCGTCTCCAAACTGGACCGAGCGAACGTTTGGCTGGCTGGATTTATTGGCGGAATAAGTTGGCTTGTAGCTAGGGAAAGTGGCCATTACGCAAGCAAGCCTCCGGGACGCTTCTGTTTGATCAATTCTTGCTGAACAGCAATGCCAATGGCTTTCCCAAGCTGACCAGCCTGCCCAGCGTCATTTTGCACGTTACTACCGCTTGCGTCCACATTCACCACAACGTTGGCGCCGCCCAGTTGATCATTGGCAACGATCATGCCGGAACGACCCGGAACAAACAACTCCGGCCCGCGCTCGCCCACCATGTAAGCCGAACCGCCTCGGACAGAACCGCCATTGGCACGGAAGCCCGCAAGGCCAATGTTCATGCCACTGGGGAAGCTGACAGGACCGGCACCAGAAAATCCTTTGAAGCCACCGCCAAAGATGCTCAGGCTGGACTCCAGAGCCTTAATCACGATCAACTGCGTGATGATCTGAGCCGCCATATCAAGGAAGGCATTGGCGATGCGGTTAAAGAAGCCGGAGAGTGCTTCCTGCGCCGTCATGGAGCCATCAATCACGCTGCGGAATGAATCCGTGAAGGCACCACCGATTGAAGTGGCGACAGACTTGACCTGATTGGCTGGCTCGATAAGGTCATCTAATGCTTTCTTTGCCTGCGCTAGGGCTGAGTTTTCGGTATCGGTGAGGGCACGAGATAAACCAAAAGCCTGACCAATATCAATGCCAATTCCAGCTTGATCTGGCCCACCAGTAAATGCGAGAGCGCCAAGGTCTTCTTGGAATTGAGCGAAAATTGGAATAAGTTTGATGTATTCAGCAGCTTGTTTTTTTAGTTCTTCTGTTCTAACTTTTTCAAGCTCTAAACGGCGTCTTTCGTTGGCAAGAATTATTAAATTAGTTTTTTGCTCCTGATCCTTGAGTTGATTGATTCGGCGCACGTCATCCTCGTATCGGAATTGAATTTGCTGGCGTTCACGCTCGCTCTCTGAAAGGTTGCCCAACAAAACAACTTGACGGCTAAGTTCACGACCTAGTTGATCACCTTCCTCAACAGAACGCCTAAGCTCATCGGCCAATCTTTTGGCTTCATTAGCTGCACCGCCGCGACCGCCACCGCCGCCTCTAGCGCCCAATAATGGAGGCAAAACCGTTGATGGTGCCGCTGCTCCACGCTGACCCCCTCCAACAACTCCCATTTCAGAAGTAACCAGAGAGCGGCGCAGCCTTTCGCGGTATTGCTGAACCTCTTGGTCGAAAGGATTAACGGCCCTAGCGCCAAACCTAGCCCTTGTTCTCCGATTGGCTTCTGTATAAGCGCGAGCTTCGGCACCCAACCGGCTGGCGTTATTGATCCTTTGAATTAAATCGTTTATCCCATCAATCAAAAACTTAAACACAGGGGCAAATGCACTCCCAATATTCCTTGCTAGCTGCTCAAAAGAATCCTGCAGTGTGCTTAATTTACCTTGCAAAGTATCGCTTTGAGCAATGGCACCATTGGCATATTTGCCGCCAGCAGCCGTCAGTCTTTGAATAGCAATCTCAACAGCTTCTGCGCTTATTTGCCCTTTGCTAAGTGCGCTCTGGAACTCATCGCCAGACAGCTTATACATCTTCCGCAGTTCTTCCTGCAGAGCAACACCGCGCTCTTGGAACTGCAAAAGCTCTTCGCCCTGCAACCTGCCCTTTGCTTGAACCTGACCATATGCCGTAACCAGACCTTGAAGTTCTGCGCCCGTTGCGCCAGAAACATCAGCCAGTCGGCGGGTGGTTTCAACAACTTTGTTGGCTTCTACGCCAAAAGCCTGTAATCGCTTGGCTGCATCAATTAGCTCTGTGCTTGTAAAAGGCGTAACCGCGCCAAGCTGCTGCAGTTCACGAATAATCTGCGCCGCCTTCTGTGCGCTACCCGTTAAAACTTCAAGGCTTCTAGCTTGACTTTCAAGTTCAGCGGCTTTACCAAAAATAAACTTGGCAGCCTGAAGGCCAGCAAATGCAAGGGCTAATTTCCCAGCCGCTGCCGCAATGCCGTTAAACGCCTTCTCTGTTTGTTGCGCCTGATTCTGGACCTCGCGCAGCTTCTGCGGTACGCCGCGTGTATCGACATTTAACGAGACGTTGGCGACAACCGACACAGCTCAGCCCTCCATTAAGGCCAGTCTACCTACGACGCGCCTTTTTCATCATCGCTTCCTGTTCGTCGTT